CCATATCGCGCACGTCCCCGGTGTACCAGCCGATGAGGTTGAGGTCGACACCCTCAAGGCCCCCCTCCGGCGTGACGGGCTGCACCGGGTGGCGGTCTTTGACCGTGCCCACGAGGCTCGGCGGCTTCGTGCCGGGCGGCCAGACCTCGGGCTCCGGCTTGCCCGTCCACGGGTCGACGCGGCCGGTCGGCTCGCTGAGGTTCAGGTCGCCGTCGATGGCGCGCATGATGTAGGCCTTCTTCTTCTCCTTCGTGCGGTCGAGCCACTTGTAGCGCGCCTTGTCCGTCCCGATCGGCGCTTGCTCGCCGAGGGGCGCGTAGTCTGCGCCCTCCTCCTCCTCGCCGTAGGGCGGGCGGCCCAAGGGGTCGTCGACCCAGATGACCGAGTCCGGCTGCTCCTCGTTAGCCGCGTAGACGAGGTAAGCGAGCACCCCCGATTCGTCGTCTGAGGAGGCCAGCCACGACAGCTCGTTGCCGCCGCTCTTGCGCTTGGCGCGCAGCTCGTTGGGCGGCGAGGGCGGGGTCGTGTCGGCGTAGATGGAAGCCGGGGGCAAGGTCACGTCGATGGTCGGGCCGACCTGACGCTGCGCGTCCTCGCCGACGTTCGCCATCACCCAGTAGACGGCCACCGTGCCGTTGGCAATCTGGTCGTCGAGGAAGGCCTCGGCTTCCGTCTCGCCGAGGCTCACTGCCGCCTCATCGCCGGTCGAGCGCCAGACCTCACAGGTGCCGAGGAACTTCGCCTTGATGGGCTTGCCCTCGGGGTCGTCGGCCCACGTCGGGCCGCAGCCCGCGTCCCACGCGATGAGCACCTTGCCGTCGCCGGTGTAGACCGTGGTCATCAGTAGCCCGTCGAAGCGACCATGCGCCTGCGCTGCGCCATCTTGGCGGCCACCAGCTCGACCACGTCGGCGGCGAGGCGCTCGGCGGCGCGGCGGTCGGTACCGTGCAGGTCTTGGACGTTGACGTGGAAGGTGTCGCCGCCGCGCGGCGCGCCCATCTCTGCGGCGAACGCCTTGCTCTTCGACGCAGGTACGACCCACTCGCCCTCGCCGCCCTCGCCGACCGTGACGGTGCGGCCCCCCGTGGTGGCGGGGATGTAGCCGCCGCTGGCGAAGCGCCTGCCGCCCATGCCGCCCCGGCCGCCCTGCGCTGAAGAACTGCTGCCGAGCCAACCCTTGACCGTGTTGTACGCCTTCTGGAGCGGGCTGATGACCTTCTTGATCTGGTCGAGTATCCAGTTGATCACGCCCATGACCACGGTCTTGATGCCGTTCCAGATGGCCACCGTGACGGCCTTCACCTTCTGCCACGCCTTGGCTACCGCGTCGCGCACCTTGTGGATGATGGCGACGGCGACGACGATGTTGTGGACGCCCTGCCTCACGGCGAAGGCGATCGCTCGCCAGATGGTGCGCGTGACCGTGACGATGACCGTCCAGGCGGCGCGCACGATGCCGACCACGACTTTGATGACGGCGATGGCGACGCGGATCTGACCCATGAAATGACGCACGACGGCGAGCACGATGGGCCACACCCGCCGCGTCACGGCGACGAGGCCCGTCCATGCCGCGTGCAGTACCTTGCTTATCACGCCGAACCAGAACTTGAGCCCCGCCCACAGACTGCGCACGTAAGCGAGGACGAAGGGGCCGATGCGCGCCCAGACCCACTTGGCCGCCGCCCAGACCTTGTCCCAGACCACCTTGATGCCCTTCCAGATGGCGTCGAGGCTGGGCTTGATGGCCGTCCAGACCGTGCGTACCACGGTGACGATGCCGTGCCACAGGGCTTTCCAGAAGTTGCGGAACCACGCACACCGCGTCCACAGCAGGACGAAGATGGCGACCAGCGCGACGATGCCCACGATGATGAGCCCGAGGGGGTTCGCGGTGAGGGCCGCGTTCCACAACCACTGCGCGGCGGCGACGACCTTCGTGGCGACTGCGTTGGCGAGCTTGGCGGCGGTGTTGGCGATGGTCACGGCGGTGTCCTTGATGGTGCCGGCCGCCGACCCGGCGAACGAGGCGACCGCGGAGACGCCGACCTTGAGCCCGCTGGCTGCCTTCGAGACCCCTGATTGGATTGCCGATTTGAGGCCGGTAAACGCCTTGGGTGCGAGGGTCTTGACGCTCGCCAACGCATTCTCGACCGCCGTCTTGAGCTTGGTCGTGAATCCTTTGGCCCCGCCCTTCAAGTCGGCCCCGTCGAACATCTTCTTGAGACCCTCGCCGAACTTCTTGAAGCCTCCCGGCATACTGCCAAAGGCCTTGCTCATGTTGATGATTGCGCCCACGCCCTGCGCCATCTTGCCGAAGAGGATGAGAAGGGGGCCGATGGCGGCCGCGACGAGGGCGATCACGAGGACTGTCTTCCTCTGGCCTGTGTTCAACTCAAGGAACTTATTGAACAGCTTAGTCAGCCACTTCACGGCCTTCGTCAGCCAGGGGATGAGGATAGTGCCGACCGCGATGGCGATGGTCTCTAGTGACCCCTTGAGCTGCTCCCACTGCCCGGCGAGGCCCTTGGTGCGCGCCTTCGCCATGTCGGTCGCGGCGTTCTGGTTCGAGGTCGCCTTGACATATTTGTCGATGCCCGTTGCACCCTCTTTCATCAGGACGGTCGCTGCGCGCGTCGCGTCGCTGCCGAATATGGCCGACATGGCAGCGATGCGCTGCGCCTGCGAGAGTCCTCCCATCTTGGTCTTCAGGATTTCGGCAACCTGACTGATGGACTTGATGCTGCCGTCTTGGTTGACGAAGCTCATGTCGAGGGCTTTCATCGCAGCAGTCGCCGTCTTTGTGGTCGGCACAAGTCGCGAGAGGAAGGTCTTGAGGGAGGTGCCCGCATCCGAGCCTTGGATACCCGCATTGGCGAAAGCCGCCAGTACCCCGGTCGTTTGTTGCAGCGATAGCCCCGCGTTCGTGGCTCCGGGGCCGACCTGACTGAGAGCCAGCGCCAGCGACTCGACCGAGGCCGTAGAGGCGTTGGCCCCGCCCGCGAGCGCGGCAGCGATGGCCGGCGCATCCTTCGCAGAGAGGTTAAACATATTCATGGCGGCGACCGTAGTGTTGGCGGCCGTCGCCAGGTCGAGACCTCCGGCCGCCGCGAGGTCGAGCGCTGCCTTGAGACCGCCCGCCTTAATCTGCGCAGCGGTCATGCCGCCTTTGGCCAGTTCAAGCATCGCCTGCCCGGCTTCGCCCGCGCTGAACATCGTGTCGGCGCCCATCTTGAGGGCGTACTTGCCGAGGTCGGCCATCTCCGCCTTCGTCGCTCCAGCGGCGGCCTGCACCTGATTCATCGTCGTCTCGAAGTTGGCGGCCACCTTCACAGCGTAGGCGACCCCAGCGAGCACCGGCAGGGTGATGCCGAGGGCCATCTTCTTGCCTACCCCGGCTACAGCCCCGCCGACGTTGTTGAGCTTCTGCGCAGTCGTCTGCGTGGAGGCGATCTCCTTCCTCGTACGGGCCATGCCCGCCTCGAAGTCGCGCGTGGAGGCGCGCACCACGATGACCAGGTCAGAGAGGTTCACGAGTCACCACCTTGGCGCCCAGCGAGTGCGCCAGGCGCATGATGTCGGGGGCGAGAGTCGGACCAGGGTCGGACCTGGACAGGAGGAAGTCCTCGAGCTTGGTATCCTTCGCGCCCTGCGCCGCCGCGATGATCTGACAAATGGAGGCCGCGCGGTAGTCGGCGCGGCGTTCGCCGAACGGCTCGATCCCCTCGTAGACTGCCCACTCGCTCAACTCCCTGCTGCTCATCCTGCGGCCGAGCTCGGCGACCGACCAGCCCAGAGCGAGGGCTAGTCGGAACTGGAAGCGCCGTCCCGGCCGTCGGAGTTTCCCTCAAGGCTCGCTACGTCCTCGGGGCTCAGGCCGCTGGCCTTGGCGCACGCCTCGAAGATACGGTTGACCGGCAAGGCGTTCTTCTTGCCGAGGGCATCGGCGTCTTCGTTCTGGAAGGTGCGCACCCCAGTCTCGGGATCGACCACGCAGCGCACGATGAGCTTGGCGCGGAAGTTGTGCTTGTCGATCTCGCCGTTGTCGTCGCTCACCGCCGCCTCGAAGGCATCTCGCCCGGCGGCGGTCATGGGCTTGACGAAGACCTTACCGCCCCACTCGGGGACGGCGACCTCGACCAACGGCAGGTCGGGGGCGGCCATGATGTCGTCGCGCTGCAGCAGGGCAACGGCCTTGGCCGCAGGCGCCTTCTTGTCGGTCATCTCGACCTCCGGTTCGTGGGCATCTCGCCCATTGTGTAGGCAGCTCAGACGATGATGAACAGCGCCAGCTTCTTGGTGCCGGTAGGCGTGCCGGCCGCCGTATAGATGCACTTGGCGACGTCGCCGGCGTCGTAGGTCACGCTGCCGGCGTCGACGCTGCCGTCGAACTCCTTGATGATCAGACGCGAGTCGGTGACCTTCCACGGCAGGCCGACGGCCTTGGTCACGCCCAGCGAGACGGTGTCGGCGGCGGTCACGGCGCAGGGCACGTCCATGGTGGCTACCGTCTTGAAGGCCTTGACGCCGGGCACCGTGGCGGCGCTGTTGAGTGCGATCGTGTCGCTGATCGGCAGACCGTTGATGTTCGTGCCCCAGACCGTCACGTCGCCGGTGAGCGTGGTCTGTCCGGCCATGCCCCCCTTGATCTCTACGGGCTGCGGGCAACGGGCCATCTCGGTGCGCAGGAGGCTGATGGCTACCGTCTGTCCCACGAGGTTCCACGTAGCGCCCGTGAGATGCGTCTCGCGGACCGTCCCGCGGTAGCCGCGGGTGACTGCGTAGGTCGGCGCGCTGCTGATCGACGTGACCAGGACGAGCTCGTCGCTGACGGCGTCCTGCAGGATGTCGCCGAGGGCGACGGTGCCGGTCACGGTGACCTTGAGCTGGTTGTTGCTGGCGAGGGCGCTGCCGAGAAAGCTGGTAGTGGCCGCTGTCTTGGCGTAGGTGACGACCAGCGTCACGGCCGCGTGCAGGCCGACGTAGGTGGCGTTCAGCGGGATGCAGTCGTAGCTTTGCAGCTGGCAGACCCTGGTGCCTGAGATTGCCATGGCACTCCTTTCCAGGTATGTGCGGTTACGGCGTGAGGACGACTTCGCCGGTGACCTTGAGCTTGATGTCGCAGCTGACCACGCCGTTGACCGGAAAGTCCGGCCCGATGCCGGACACGTTGGCGTCGAAGGCGAGCACGCTGCCGGCCGGGGTCGTGAGCGTGAAGCTCGTCAGGGCGCCGGTGCCGTAGGCGTCCCAGAGGGCGGCGTGCGAGCCGTCGCCGGGCGCCCAGTTGATCTTGAAGGAGACGTCGCCGCTCTTCTTGAGCCCGCCGATCAGCTCTTCGTAGTCGGCGGGGCTGTCGTGGCTGGTCACGTCGATGTCGTCGCGGCTCAGCTCCGGCCCCTTGATGTCGCCGACTTCGGCGACCGTGCCGAATGAGGCGATGGCGAGCAGGGTTCCGTGCGACTTGGTGGCGATGGTCATGTCACTTCCTCCTTTTGGTGCTTGGCGGCGACGTGCTCTGCCATCGCCTTCGGGTCGAACGTCGAGTAGTTACAGGACAAGCATTGGTAGCGGATCGTGCCTGCCCAGCGCAGTTCGCGCCAGGGGCGCCGCTTCGCTACCTTCTTCACCGTCATGGCGCCTCCTCATCGAACCATGTATAAGCCTCGACGATGACCCGCCAGAGGGTTTCGTCGGCGCCCGCGTCGGCGTCGTGGACGGATACCTGCTGCGCGGCCAGGGGCGCGGCCACCAATGCGGCGCGCAGGGTGTCGGCGAGCGCCTCGACCTCGTAGTGGGTCTCGCCCCAGCAATCGAACTGCCAACGGCACTTGAGCTGCCCGCCCCAGCCCGAGTGCGAGGCCGCCTCCGTGCTCGTGGCTACGCGCCGGTAGACGACGCAGGGCAGGCGGTCGTGGGGAGTGGAAGGCGTGCCCTGCGGCAAGCGCATCGGGAAGATGCGCGCACCGACGGCTGCCGCGAGCGGGCTAGCGCCGCCGCCGTAGAGGCTCGCGTAAAGGTCTTCCGAGGGAGTCGGCATCTCAGCCCTCCGCCGGCGAGGCCGGCCCGGTGAGAGAGCCGCCGGCCTTGCCGAACGAGACGCAGGCAGCGAGGTGCGCGGCGAGCACCTTGCCGGCCTCGTCCTTGCCGGTCTCGTAGGCCGGTCGCATGAACGGCATCGCGACGTGCCCGCTGGTCGTCACGAACTGGCCGGTCTTCGCGCTCCTGTAGACCCAGGGTGTCTTGCGTCCGCCCCCGCCTTCGGCGAAGAGGCCGGTGCCGTATTCGACGTAGGCGGCGTATTCGACGGCCGGCGCGACCTGTGCCGAACTGGTGTCAAGCTTGCGGCTTTGGATGCTGCCGCGCAGCTCGCCAGTTCCAACGTGTGGACCCGCTGGGGAGCCTGCGCCGGTCGCGTAGAGCTTTGCGTGCCGCTCGAAGACGCGGCAGGCCATGAGGCAGGCTTCGGCGCGGCCATGGACCACTCGTCCGGTGATGCCCTTCAGCTCACCCATGATCTTAGCAGCACCGATGACCCTGACGTCGCTCATTGGGCGATCTCGCGGACGTGGACGGTCAGCGAGCCGAGGTCGGGCTCAGGGTCGCCCCAGACTGCCCCTTCATGGGGCTGCGTCAGGCGCGCACCAAAGCGCGCCGTGAGGCGCACCATGTCGCGGCGCGTGACCGGGGTGTCTGGAGCGACCATGACCTTCCATTCGGCGGTCGTCACGCTGAAGCGTTCGCCGGGCACCTCCGTGACCTTGACGGCCTCCCACACGCAGGCGATCTCGTCGCCCGCCGAGAAGACGATCAGCGGCGAGCCGTCGAGGTCGGGACTCTCGCCGTAGGTGAGGATGACGCATTTGTCCGTCCATGGGGGAGTGACCTCGGCGGCCATCGCCTCGACCTCGCCGGGCTGCGGGAAAGTGCTCATCAGAAGTCGCCCTCGTTCTCGATGAACTCACCCGCGAAGACGCCGCCGTGCGTGGGGTCGGGGTCGACGAGCAGCGCCGGGTAGCCGCCCCACTTGCTTTTCAGGGAACGCTCGTCGGCGCGGTCGACGACCAGCTCGACGCTGCGCATCGGGGCCATCGCCCGGAAGTGGCGGGCCATGCGCATCGCCTGCGTGAACAGCTGGCTGCGCTTGTAGGTGGCGTTGCCGGCGATGCCCTGACTGAAGTCGTAGGAGTCCTGCTCCTTGGCCGCCTTCTCGTCCCAGATGGAGGCAGCGGCGCGGTGCAGGTCGTAGGTCGGCGTCCAAGCCGTGTCGCTGGGGCTCGTCCCGGCGGCGTCGTCCAGCGGATAGGCTTCGACGATGGCCGTCAGGGCGGCGTCATCGTAGGTGTCCAGCGAAGGCTCGTTCACCATGCGCCTGAGCTGCGTCAGGTCCATCAGTACACCTCCAGCGTGCCGGCGCATTTGGCAGGCTTCTCGGAGTCCTGCTCCCAGCGAAGGTACATCAGGTAGAGGCCACGCCCGAGCGGGGGGCTGACCATGCCCTCGGGGCCGACGAGGCAGCGCGCCCAGAAGATGCCGGCCGCATCGGTGTGCCAGAAGCCGTCTGTCCATACCGTCTCGGGGTCGTCGCTGAGCAGGTGGCTGACCGGGAAGGCGAACTCCAGGGGAAGGCCGGCCGGGTCTTCGCTTGAGGAGACCTCGACCTCGACAAACTCGGTACTGGCCACGCTCACTCTTAGCAGGCTCATCTGGTCCTCCCCGTCATCGTAGTGCTGCGGGTCGTGCCCACACGCGCCCCTGCGCGTGGCCCACCCACGCTGACGACCTCGGCGTGATCGGCCGCCTTCCATGATAGCCGCTGCCGCACGATTCTGATAGTGCGCCCCGGCCCTAGGTCGAGGTCATGGTAGGAGATGATCCAGAACTGCCCGCCGCTGGCGCTGACCGTGAAGCTGCCGCGCCCGGCGAGGTCGGCCCAGTAGTAGAGGTGCGCGCTGGCGTTGACGGCGAAGGAGCCGCCGCCGCGCAGCGTGGCGACGAACTCGGTGACGTTGGCCGTGACCCCGCCCGCCGCGAGCGTGAAGCTGCCCCGTCCGCCGAGCGGCCAGGTGACCTCGACGACGCCCTCGACGCAGGTCGCCCCGACCCTGAAGGACGCCGCGCCCGACTGACGGGCGATGATCCCGGCCTGGATGCTGCTCGTGACGGCGAAGGACGCCGCGCCGCCGGTGCTGCTGATGGTGTGGACGGCGGCCGTCGCGACGAACGTCGCGGCGCCGGTGCCGGAGAGTGCGAACACGGCCTCTGTGACGCCCTCAGCGGCCGTTGCACCGATGGCGAAGGTGGCAGTACCAGTAAGGGGTCGTTTCGCTCCTACGGCCCCCGTAGCGTTGACGGCAAAGGTAACGACCCCAG